TTGTTATGTTAGAGTTCCAAAAAACGAGGCTTTTTGTGAGCAAGTAACAGAAGAAACGGGCGGCTGGGAAGGCGAGGGTGGAGGATCAAGTAGCTCAAATTCTTGGACAATCGGAAACTATAGATCTTCAAATAGAAGTTATAGTTCAAGTAGAACACATTATAGACATCGTACGGTCTGGTTTTGTGCGGATTGTTACGGAAAACTACAATTGTTTAGACAAGAACAAGAACGTATTAGACTTGAAGAAGAAAAACTAAAAGAAGAACGAAGAAGATTGGCGAGAGAGCAGAGAAAGCCTCTTGTTATATTCTTCTGGATCGTCGTTGTTCCTTTAATTCTTGCAATGTGTTCAATTAGTAGTTATACTGGTGTGAAGTAAAAAGGAGATTTGTAATGGCAAATAATGATCAATTTCTGTGGACCGAGAAGTATCGACCACAGAAGGTTTCTGATTGCATTCTTCCCGAAAATATCAAGAGTGCATTCCAAGAATATGTGAATCAAAAGAACATTCCAAATCTTCTTCTTACAGGTGGTCCCGGCGTAGGTAAGACTACAATCGCCAAGGCCATGTGCAATGAAGTGGGTTGTGATTTCATGGTGATCAATGGTTCAGATGAACGTGGTATTGACGTTCTTCGCACCAAGATCAAGTCATATGCCTCGTCAATGAGTTTTTCTGGTGGTAGAAAAGTCGTTATCATTGACGAGGCAGACTATCTGACACCAGAAGCACAGGCAGCAATGAGAGCAGCAATCGAAGAGTTTTCGGCAAACTGCTCTTTCATCTTTACTTGCAATTACAAGGCGCGATTGATTGATGCGATTCATTCACGCTGCTCTGTGATTGAATTCAAGATCAAGAACGGAAACAAGGTCAAGATGGCTGCTGGATTTCTAAAGAGAATCCAGCACATCCTCGATATCGAAAAAGTAAAGTACGATAATACCGTTCTTGTTCAAATCATACAAAAGCACTTTCCTGACTATCGTCGTGTATTGAATGAGCTACAGAGATATTCGGTAAAGGGTGAAATCGACACGGGTGTATTAGCACAAGTTGCTGATGTCAATCTCAAGGATCTTGTCTCGCATCTAAAGGAAAAAGACTTTACATCCATGCGTAAGTGGGTCGGTGTGAATAATGATGCAGATCAAGTCAAGATTTTCCGTTTGATCTATGACTCATTATATGATATTCTACAGCCACAGTCTATTCCTCAGGCTGTCGTAATTCTTGCCGACTATCAATATAAGTCGGCATTTGTTGCGGATCAGGAAATCAATATGGTTGCGTGTTTGACCACGATCATGATGGAGTGTTCATTCAAATGAATATTTTTAATCCTGATGATATTGTTCAGTCTGAACTAAAGATACTATCTTGGATGTTCATGACTCGAAAAGAAATCAAAAAGATTGTAAATGTTCCATATGGAATATACGCATTCACTAAACCAATGAAGTCATTGCCAAGTAATGATCAATGGCCTCATAAGATTGAAGAAACCATTTATTTTGGAATGGCTGGAAAATCAGAATCTTATGTGGATTTCTATCATGATAGAAAGAGTAATGGTGCAATCAATTCTTATTGGTCGCAAAGTATTCTTCACAAGAGAATAAGCACACATATCAAACATGTTAATATGAAGGGTTCAAATCAATCTAAGATTTACAAACTTTATCATGAACTATATGATGTGAAAAACGTAGATAAGATTGCACTATGTGTCATGCGTCCTCAAAAAACAATAATGAACTATGAAATTAGAGCATGGTTGAAAGCTATGGAAAGTAATATAATTTTTGCATATACAAAACAGTTTGAACAAATTCCTGTTCTAAATTCCGAACACAAGGTAAATATTGGCAACAAACAAAGAAGAGAAAATTCTTATTGTCAAATTAGAAGAAGACAGATACAAGACAATCTTGAAGATTTCTTTGTTGATGAAGCCCCGCGAAAGAGAAATTGAAATGGATCTATTCAAGGATATATTGCCCGCAATTCAAAAGACGAAGAAGGATCTATCGAATGAGCCAGACTTTGAGAAATCGTATAATGCATTTGTGGTCAATCGTGCGCTATCATATCACGTTGATTCTATATTACATGCCAATGAAATGAACTTGAGACACGGTTTGGACGAAAAGCTACAATTCCAATATTATCTAAATAGTATTAGATCTATGAAACGCAAGTTTCAGCCGTGGGTCAAGAAAGAGAAGAATGATATTCTGGATGCTATCAAAGAGTACTACCAGTGTTCAAGCGCAAAAGCACTAGAAGCAATGCGAATCCTCTCCTCTGATCAGGTTGATCATATAATAACTATAACAAAAAAAGGTGGAGTGGGTAATGTGGAGCGTAGAAGACATGGTGGAGGTGACGCTAAAAGAGCGTGATGACTTCCTTAAAGTCAAAGAAACATTGACTAGAATTGGCGTAGCTTCAAAGAAAGATCAGACACTCTATCAGTCTTGTCACATTCTTCACAAGCAGGGAAAATACTATATCGCACATTTCAAGGAATTGTTTGCACTTGACGGTAAACCAACTAACTTTTCAGAAAGCGATATAGGTAGACGTAATTCAATTGCTAATCTTCTTGCTGAGTGGGAGCTAATTGCTCTAGTCAAGCCGGAGAAAACAGCAGAACCTATTTGCCCACTAAATCAAATCAAGATATTGGCATTCAAGGACAAGAACGATTGGCAACTAGTAGCAAAGTATAATATTGGTAAAAAGAAAATTGAAACTGAATAAATCATGGAGATTTTGTTATGGCAATCAAATTGAAATTCCACAAGCTACATCCTGAAGCACAAGCACCCGTATATTCAACGACTGATGCTGCTTGTTTTGACATCTCCCTATGCACATATGGAAAGATGGCATTCAAAGGTTATGATGAGTCGGGTAAAGAGTTTACAAGACTATTGACTACTGATGGTGGCGTTCTATTATGTCCAAAAGATAGAGTTCTTGCACCAACTGGACTCATTTTCGACATTCCTAAAGAATACTCTATTCGCATTCACCCTCGTTCTGGTCTTTCTTTGAAAGAGGGATTGACACTTGCAAATGCACAGGGTGTCATTGATTCGGATTATATGGAAGAAACATTTGTCATGCTAACGAATCTTTCTTCAAGAAATATCAACATCCCTAATCTAAGCAGAATTTGTCAAGGTGAACTTGTAAAGAACAATAGAGCCTCTTTCGAGGAGATTGAGGAAAGACCGACGCGCGATAATACAAATCGCAAGGGTGGATTCGGTTCTACGGGCACGAAAGCCCTTGACAAACCGTCAGCAAATACTATATAATACACATACTAGAGCCATTTTGGGCTAGTATGTTTTCAACTTGCTTAAAAGGAGTTAAACATGACATTCGCATACGGACGTAATCTGCTTCCATCAACTGTTGGGTTTGATAGACTTCTATCTACCCTGGACGAAGCACTAAATATTCCCGACAAGGTTCTAACGTCATTTCCACCATACAATATCGCAAAGATTAGCGAAGATAAGTATGTGATTGAGCTAGCAGTTGCTGGTTTCAAGAGAGAAGAAATCGACATTACCTTGGAAGACAACAAACTAACAGTTCAAGGGAACGCAAAGAAAGATGAGGACAACGGCAAAACTTATTACCATCGTGGCATTGCTCTTCGTAATTTTACCCGTGTATTTACTCTCGCTGACACGGTAGTAGTAAAGTCCGCTGATCTTGTTGACGGAATGCTTGTGATTGAACTTGAAAATGTGATTCCGGAAAATAAGAAGCCTCGCAAGATTCTTCTGAACGACAAGAACTTTACAACCGAAAAAGTTCTCGCTTCAAAATAATTTCTGACTAAATAATCTCACTTAATCTTAACATCTAACCAGTCACCGTGGGTATTGTACTCACGGTGACTTTCTTCTAGAAAGGATACTTTGATGGAACAATACTGGGGTTATCACGCAATGCTTGATTGTCGCGCCTGCGATATTGAATTAATCAAGAGTTATGATAATGTTTATAATTTTGCAAAGAGTCTTGTGAATGCTATTGATATGAAAGCCTTTGGAGAACCTCAGATTGTTCATTTTGGCGAAGGAAATAAAGCTGGATTTACTCTCGTTCAACTCATCGAAACAAGTAATATCTGTGCTCATTTCTGCAATGATACAGGTGACGCATACATTGATGTGTTTTCCTGCAAGCCCTATGATCGTGATGTGGTAAGAGATCAGATCATTCAATTCTTCAATCCACGACAGATCACAGTCAACTACATTGAACGTCAGGCATGAGAGATGACTGTATCATACATGGGTCGGCATGTTATTGCTGATTTGCATGATGTATCTGCGGAACTTCTTGGCTCAATTGATTTTTGGAAAGAAATCCTAATTGATGGAGCCAAGAAGTCTGGCGCAACAGTATTAAGCGATCACTTTCACCACTTTGGTGATGGATATGGTCTTACTGGTGTAATCGTTCTTGCAGAGAGTCATATCAGCATTCACACATGGCCAGAAAAAAACTACGCGGCAATCGATGTATTCATGTGCGGGACATGTGATCCTGAAGTTGCAGTAGATCATATTACAAGCAGACTAAATAGTATTGTCAAAAAAGACTTGATTTATCGAAAGTAATTTGATATACTTGCTTGATAATTGGAAGATTATATTATGAGATATATTGGCTATTCAGTCTCGCGCTGTGTGCGCGATATCGTAAAGAAGCGTGTGAATATTTTAGCAATTGAAGTCATCATTGGTCGCACAATGATTGAGAATGAGCAACATGTTGCCGAAATTTCTCGTGGCTATCATTCACTACCAAAATCTGATTATAGATCATGGGCTGATCTAGATCTTGACGCTTGTCAGAAAGTATTGCTTGAACTATATCGTGATGGCAAGCTTCATCAGCCAAGACTATATGGTAAATATCCTATTCGCATGGATAATCATTGGGGTGTGATTGCTCCATTTCCCATGAGCGCCTTCTAATGAAGGTTGTAGTTATTATTCCAACTACAGGCGACAAGAAAGTTCTGCGGGCAATCAAGAGCGTAGAAAATCAAACATATGAAAACACAAGTTATCTTCTTGTTGTTGATGGAAATAAATTCAAACCAAGATTTGATGATCTATTCGTAAATAGCGATCCATATGTGCCACCAAAAGATGTCGTATATTTAAAGCACAATACTGGCGCCGATGGATTCTATGGTCATCGCATATACGCAGGTTTCTCCCATCTTGTTAACGAAGACATCGTGCTATTTCTTGATCAGGATAATTGGTTTGAACCCGATCATGTTGAAAAGCTTGTAAAGATATTGCAAGCTAGCAATCTAGCATGGGCATATAGTCTAAGAAACATATATGACAAAGATGATAATTTTCTTTGTCGCGACGATTGCGAAAATCTAGGAAAATATCCTGTGTGGAATGGTATGCACTACCACGTTGATACTAGTGCATATGCGTTTCGTCGTGAGTTTCTAATTCGCGTTGCTTCGGTGTGGCATTCTGGCTATGCCGGAGATAGACGCTTTTTCAACACAATAAAAGATCTTGCTCCATTTGATACGAGCGGAGCATAT